CGCTCGAGTAATCCCGAGCACGTCCGAAGTAGAAAATTTCTCGTGGTTCGTGCACTCCGCCGTGATTGAAGACTTGGGACTTGGCGGGCAAGTGAACTTCAGAGATATGGTCATGAAGCAGGCGAGCTTCACTAACCGTTATGCAGGCACCGGACTCTCAATCCCCCGCGCTAAGTTCCTGGATCTCGACGGCCACGGAATCGAAGCGGCCGCGGAATGGTCAACGGAGATGGGAATCGAGTCGCAGTACTGGCCGCAAAAGGCGGTCGCAACTGCGCTCAAAGCCGGGACAGCTAGTCCTGGATACGACGGACAAAACTTCTTCTCAGTTGCGCACCCAGTTAACCCTGGATGGGCAGGACTCGGAACGTTTGCCAATTACTTCACAGGCGGGGTCAGCGGAGCATATCCGGGAGCGTGCCCAATCGACACCAGCGTAGCAGCGGATACAGCACTCTCGAACATGGCCAAGGTTTGGACATATATCGCTGGGGTCAAGGCTGCGAATGGCACTTCACCAAGGAATCTTCGTCCTTGGAAGATGTTGGTCCCTCCTGCGCTTGTACCGCGCGCTGCGCAGTTGACCGATGCGAAGTTTCTTGCCCAGGTTGCAGAGGCCGGCAAATCGGCAGGGACTGGTGACGTATCCGCGATAATCCAAAGACTCGGATTTGGGACGCCAGTGATGGCGCCAGAATTGGGTGCCGCATTCGGCGGAAGCGACACAACGTGGTACGTGCTTGTGAAGCAGGCGGAACGGTCCCGTCTTGGGGCCATGACCTATGTTGAGCGCGAGCCGTTCGCTGTTCGATATTTCACCGGCGACGGCGGCGGAGATTATACCGACGCGCAACTAGATCGAATGGAAGAATACGAGTGGCACGTCAAAGGCCGAAACACGGCCGGGTTCGGGCATCCGTACCTGCTTTTCCGTGTTGACGCGGCCTGAACTATTACGCGACATAGTGGAGTAACATGGCCCGGTTCCAAACGGTCTCAGAATTCAAGGCTCGCAGCATCCTCCCGCAGGCGAGCGTTGATTTACTCGAGGCACAGGAACCGGGTTTTCTCCAGGGATCGTTGGACGATTGGCAAGAAGAGATCGAGGCGCGATTGCGAAAGCGGTACTCGACTCCGTTCGCCTCGCCGGTGCCTCGTACCGTGCTTAGGTGGCAGACCAAGCTGGTCACTAGGGACGCATACCATAAGCTTGGGTACAATCCATCCTCGCAGCAAGATCGCGATGCAGTGGATGGCGCCGCGGAGCGTTGCGAGGCCGAACTCAAAGAGGCGGCCGACGCGAAAGATGGCCTCTTTGATCTGCCGCTTAGAGCAGATTCGAACTCCGCAGGAGCGTCAAGAGGCGGTGCATTCGGATATTCCGAGCAGTCGCCATACGTCTGGGCAGACAACCAGCGTCGCAATTCGGAGGATTACCGATGAGCAACGCGCAAGGATTTGCCACGCTCGAAGAGTGGATCAAGAAACTCGAGACGCTACCTGATGGCGTAAAGGCAATTGCGCAGGAGCTTGCGCCGAAAGTCAAAGAAGCACTCGACGAGCAAATCGCCGCTGGAACTGACGCAGAAGGTAAGGCTTGGGCGCCTCGCAAGGACGGAGGGCGCGCGCTGGTAAATGCAGCGAAAGCGATAACCGTAAAAGCAATCGACAACGTCATTCTAATAACTCTAACGGGACCGGAAGTTTTTCACCAGTGGGGCACTCGTCGAGTCCCACGACGTTCTATCTTACCAATTGGTAGCCTGCCTGCGAAGCTGGGCAACGCAATCCGCCTTGGCATCGTAGACGGGTTAGGCGCTTGGATGTCGCGCTCCGGACGGCATGACAAGTCGAGGTACCGCAAATGAGACACGCAGTCTTTATTCTTGGCGCCCCTGGCGTCGGAAAGACGGAGCTTACTCGAGGCCTACTCGGGCCTGGGGCTTATGTGTCTGGCCGCTGGACGATCGGGGATAGAATCATTGCCGCTGGCTCGTATACCAGCGACACGTTCGATGGTCCGGACGCATTGCCAAAGAGCGTTCACGTTGTCCGCGCTATGCTGATGGAATCCGCACGGAATACACTCCCGTGTATATTCGACGGAGAACGGTTTTGCTCGTGGGCAGTGCAAGAGCTGAGAGGCCAAGCGACTTGCTTAGCCTTGCGGCTTACGGCTCCGGTAGACGAGATGCAGCGACGCAGAGCCAAGCGAGGGAGCCCACCGGTTCCAAATGCCTGGCTTGACGCGAAGGATCAGCAAGCGTGCGTAGACGCATCTCTTTGCTCAAAGGTAATTAACGTTGACGCCAACCAGCCCGCTAGGTCTGTTTTAGCTGACGCGCGCAAGGTGCTTTATCGAGAGGGCGTGCTGTGAGCGTCCTAGCGGTGCCCGTGCTGTTCGAAGCTGTGAAACAGATATTCACGGACGAGGGCGTGAGCACGACTCTCGTGTTCGGGCGTAGGGAGCCAGCCAGGCAAGTCAATCAAGGCCCCGGTGGCGCGAATCGAATTGTCTTCTCTCCAGGCGCAGACGGCAAGCTTGGTGAGTACGGGCCAGTTGTCAGACCTGGCCGAAATCCGCGATCCCTCGGAACGCTAAACGACTTCGTGACGGTTTACTGCTGGGGATACGATGCAACGCAGCCGCAGAACGACATTGCCCATTATGAGGCTGCTCGTTTGCTTCATGACGTTATTTTTCGCGCTTTGCATATTGCGTCTCACACAACGTGCAAGTGCAATATCAAGCTTTCTGACCCGGTTTGGGTCCAAGATAAGATCGAAAAAAACTTCGGGTACGAGCTGAAATTCACGCTCACAATCCCGTCAACCATTCCAGACGAGGCGTACACGACCGTGATGGCGACGCCTGTACTAACCACTGAATTCGAAACAGGAGAGACATGACACTCTCAGGCGTGACCGTAAACAGGATCGACTACGCGTTAGGGTCGTTGCCTCCTGGCATTGGCGAGAATCCTGCGGTAATTGGCCCAGCATCCGCTGGTGCATATACCGCGTACGCGTTCGGACGCAAAGAAGACATCGTGTCAACGTACACGGGAGGCCCGCTTGTAGAAGCTGCGTCGTATATCAATTACGGCACCGGAAAGGCTGTTACTTGCGTTCGCTCTGCGACCACGACCACGGGCGGATACGGGACGATCAATGTGACAGGCGTCACTGGGACCAGCGCTGCTACGGTGGATGCCGCTGTGCACCCGATCGATGAATTCGAGGCCTATGTCGAAGTTGTCACCGGAGGAACGATCGCCTCCGCATCCCCCGCAATAACCTATCGGTGGTCACTGGACAATGGCCGCTCCAAGTCTGCGGTGACCGCACTAGGGACGGCGACTTCAATCACTATCCCTGGTTCAGTGGGGGTCAAATTCAACTTCGCGTCCGGGACCCTAGTAGCTGGGGACATCGTCCGCGTCCGGACGACTCCTCCGAAGGAAGGCGTGTCGGATATGACAGCGGCCTACGAGGCCCTGCGCGTCACCGCTCTCGAATGGGACTTCGTCCTGGTTGCCAACTGTCTTGACGCTTCCGAAATTGCATCTCTAGAGCTTTGGATGCAGAACCTGAAGACTCCACCAAACCGTCAGCCCAAGTGGGCACTGTGCAACGTCCGCGGGCCTACCACGGCTGAATCGTTTGCAGCCTATGTCACGGCCGCTGGGGTGATCGTTGCAAATGTCAACGTCCTGCTGACTGCCGTCGCTAGTGGATATTCCAGGACACAGTCTGCCGTGAACGCCAGGCGCTACCGTCGTCCCGTCGCGTGGGTTGCCGCAGTGCGCGCCGCAAGTGCTGGCATCGTTGGCCCTGCGGTTTCGCTTGCCAAGGTTGCCCTCGGACCATTGCCAGCGGACGTACAGATCATGGACGAAAACGGCCAACCCTGCGAACACAACGAGGAGCTGTTCCCAGGAATGGACGCGTCTCGATTCCTGTGCCTCCGGACCCGCGGCAAGAAGGGCGTGTTTATCGAGAAGGACCGGATCATGGCTTCGGTCGGCTCGGACTACGATCGAATCACGCGTGTCAAGGTAATGAACAAGGCGGAGCAAGTCTGGACTGACTACCTCGAGAATCGCGTCAACGGCGAGATTAGAGTCAACGCTAAGTCTGGATTCATTCTCGACGAAGACGCGCTAGAGATCGAGAATGGCGGCAAGGCGGCAATCGAGGAGGCTTTGCTACGACGGCCAGACGCGAGCGACGCGTATCTCGTAGTTGCTCGGAACAATAACATCTTGGCGACACGAACGCTGATTTGTGATGGCCGCGTTGTGCCGCTGGCGAATCCCGAAAACATTACACTGACAATCGGATTCTCGAATCCGGCGGCCAGAATTCAACCAGTCTGAGGTGAATCATGGGTGATCAGGTAAGAATCCAAGGCAACCCGCACGACTGGGGTAGCACGATATTTCGAATCGCCAGCGAGCGGTACTTTGGCATCACATCGATCGGCTGGGGTGAGAAACGCAATCGCAAGCCGGTCTCTGGTTCAGGCCGTTCGCGTGTTCCTCGGGGCGAAACGAATGGCAAGTACGAGGCCGGCACGCTCAAGGTCAAAGGCGAGAAGGCTTGTATTCTGCAGATCAAGAAAGACCTCGCAATGCTCAGTAGAGGTGGCCTTTCGTATGGCAGCCCGAAGGTGCCGATCACGCTGCAATACGTTGAATATGGCGAGGAGCCTATCACGGAAGCGTTCTTCAATTGCGCGTTCATTTCGCAAGATAACCAGAACGAGGACAGTGAAGAGAATATCACGGACGAGGTGGAATTCTACTTCCGACGTCACACGACCAACGGAATGCATCTGTACGAAGATGAGGAGCTTTGATGTCGAATAAAACAGCAACCGTCTCCGTGAATATGTCCTATTCTGGGCCTGGCGGGCAGTCCGTTGTGGTCCCTGCGATTGTGACACTTCCCACGTATTCGGCCTTGTGCACAGGGACGATCGATATCCCAGCGCTGGCATCGAAGGCCACGAAGTACGAGGTTCCATTCGGCTCCGTAGGCACAGGAGCAACCTGCGTGTTCGTCAAAAACAACGCAGGCCAAGACGTAAGTCTGCTCTACAATAGTGCAGCGACAAGTACGTACGACGTGCCAGACGGCGGAGTTGCAATGCACGCGTCCGCAGATTTGCCAGCCGCCGTCCCGCTGACCAAATTAGAGGTGATGTTGCCAGCCGCGCAGGTTGCCGCTGGCAGTGTGGATTATTGGGTCTTTGGGGACCCCGTCTAAGAGAAAAAGGTGATATCATGAGTGAGCCAAACGCCGTCGTCGACGAGCTAGCGCAACTCGAAGCCGAAGTAGACGCCGCACGCAAAGAGCGTGAGGAATTCGAGCTAGCACATTCCAAAGCCAAGCGTGCGCAGCAATTGCGGGACGAGCTCGACACCGAAAGGCGAGCTCTGAAGGACGCCAAGACTATCGCGGACCTCGAGGCTAAATATGGCCAGGTCGGCAAGAGTCTCTGGCGTATCGACACGGGAGACGGGATGGTTGTGGTCAAGAAACCAAATCATCTCTTCTACAAGAAATACCTTGACGCGGGAAAATACGACACGACGGCAATCTACAAGCTCGTATCTCCGTGTCTAGTCTATCCCGACAAGGCCGCTTTCGAGGCAATCCTAGAGTCGGAGCCAGCTACGCTCATGCGCTGTGGAGACGCTGTTTGCACCCTGGCCGGCGTCCGACGGAGTGACCTCGAGGGAAAATAAAGAGCCTCCGGGTCGAGGCAAAGAACAACGAGGGAGTCGCGGCCGAATGCTTGCTTACCTTCATTCGGCCCGAATCGCGAACGGATGAGGCTTACGTCCGCGAGATGGTTGGCGCGCTTGTGATCGTGGATATGGCGCGCGACATAAAGATTCTTCGGATGGCTCTGACTAAGCGAGAGTGACATGACCGAAACCGCAACGTTCGCGATTTCCCTCGATGACAACACATCCGGTGCTGCCAGCTCTGCGGCCAAGTCCTTGTCGAATCTCCGCGATAAGATCCAGGGAGACATCGGGGCCCTTCGCGAAATGCAAGCCGCGATGAAGCAAATGAAGGGTGGCGCTTCGATGAAT